ATATTTGGGAATGCAATGTTTTGACCAGTTGTTGAGGTCAACAAAGTTGAAGAAGCCGGAATTGTTGTGCCGTTTACCGACGTTGTTGAGCCAAGGGTTGTAGGAATGTCCGATGCAGAAAGCGTTGTTCCTGCGGTTACGCGCCCCTTTGCGTCTGTTGTGACCTTTGTGTACGTGCCCTGTGTGCCGGTTGCAATCAAAGCGGGTGCCGTTGATGTTCCAGTGAGGTCGCCCGCTAATTGAATAACGCCCTGCGCGCCCGTAGTTGCGGCTGTAATGGTTTGCGAAGTGGAGGCACCTTGGTATCCTTGAGGGCCTTGAGAGCCGGTTGGGCCCTGCGAACCCGTTGAACCTTGAGGGCCCTGCACGGTTGCGCCTTGGACACCTTGAGTTCCTTGGGTTCCCTGTGAGCCGGTTGCGCCCTGTGAGCCGGTTGCGCCCTGCGAGCCGGTCGACCCTTGAGCGCCCTGTGCGCCAGTAGAACCTTGCGGGCCGGTTGCGCCCTGATAACCCTGCGGACCCTGAACTGCAACGGCAGACGAGTATTGAGGGCCGGCAGCGCCGGAGGTCATAATCAAACCTCTGGTTGATGTTCCGGGCACAACGGTAATCCAAGTAGAGCCGCTGTAGTAAGAAATAGAAGGGTTGGTGTAAGTGGTATTGACCCAAACCTGACCAGGGAAAGCCACGGTTGGGGCTGTTGTGCCTACGTAAACGGAGTCGGCGCCCAAATTGACCCACGAAGTTCCGTTGTAGTAATTAAGGCCGTAACTTGCAGATGTTGCCAGCGCGCACCACCAGAATTCACCGCCAGTGCTGTTTACTGAAGGCGTTGGCGTTGAGCCGTCCGAAGTCGTGGCCCAAAGCGGAACGTTGCTGTCAATAAAGTTGGCAACGCTCTGAATGTCAGAGGCAACGTTTGCCGTGTCGCTTGAAACCGGGTATGGAACCTGGGCCCGCGTTGTCTTTCCACTTGACATTAGTATCCTCCTACGAAGATTTGCATTCCGGCAGGCCGGTAACGATAGATAAAGTTGATGTACGGTGAGTTGTTACTTGCAACGGTGCTGCCCTGAAGGTCAAAGTAAAGACCACCAATGCTTGTAAGATACGTTTGAAGTGACGAGTACGTTGAAGAAGCGCCACCGGCATCAGCCGTCAAAGTCTGATACGACTGTGACGAAAAATAAATAGATGGAAGCAAGATTGTCATTGCATTAAAACTGTTTGAATACGGCTCTTTGAGCGCACAAGCGCCTTGTTGGCTTGTAACTGTTGTTCCCGTTGCTGAATTTGTGACCGTAAATTGCGTTGCAGTTGCCGACGCCACCGTAACGTTTGTAAGGTTAAACGCTGTTGTAGACAATCCCGAGATGGTTACAACTTGACCCGCAATAAGAGAGTTGGCACACGTGTAAGTTACTGTTGTGCCGTTTGCAGAAGCGCCCGTAATTGCGTACGAGGTTGATTGCGTGTTTTCCATGATGATTACTTGCGACTCAGACAACTGAGAAACGCTTGAAACCAACTGGGAGTTAATTACCTGAATCAACTGTTGCGTAATTGCTTCGGCGGTTGCCCGATTAAAACCACCAAGGGAGTTAATCGTTTGGACAATCTGCTGACGGCTCATGGTTGTGTCAGATGGGATTGAAGCGCCTACAAATTGAGCAAGCCAAGGCAGGGCGTAGTTTGGGCAACGTTGAATGTCAACCGCTTGAGACCAGCCGGGAGCGCCGGCCCAGTCCTGAAGGTAAACGCTTCCGTCTGCTCCTGTGCTTGCGGGCCAGGATAGGCCGGCGCCGCCCGTAGGATAGTTGCGCGTAACACCCGTAAAGGTGATTGTTGGCGCGTTCCAATCACTGTATCCGGCGGGGACCGAAATTGTTTCAACGGCGCCAGTAAGCGAATTGACCAACTCTAAAAGAATTGGTTGATTTGTTGGGAACACATACCAAGTGCTGTCTGTTCCAAAAATTGTAATTGTTGTGTCGCCGGGTGCAAGAGGGTTTGCAATTTGAACGTCTGTGATTTCGTACGTTGCATAAGCACCAAAGTTTGCTTCAACGTGAATGCCTTGACCGACATTGTTTCTAGTCAGAATGTCAAGTTGGTCAAGTTGCGACGCGGCGCCGTAAATAAAGTACCAAAGAGCGTAACCATTTTGCGCGTCTTGGTCTTGGATAAATTGCGGCACCGTGTTATAAATCGACTGGGTGTTGTAACTATTCGGTAAGGTTACCGTCATAATTAAAGTCCAGTAAACGTGTTGCTTGTATTGGCATAAACCGTTCCGGCAATTGCGTTAGCAATTGGAAGAGGAGCGATTCCGGAAAGCGGGACCGTTGTGGTCAAGTAGGCTCCGCCGGTTGGGTATGAAGTTCTGGCGCTTACGGTAACAACGTTTGATACGCCTTCAACAGAACCAATGATTGTGGCAAGGTCCATAATGTTTACCGACGTTGCGGCTCCATTCCAATATGGCGGCGTGTTTGTTCCACCAGCCCAGTTAGCGGGGCTTAGGAACAAACGAATAGCGGCGGTAACCGAAGACTGCACTGACGTTGTTGTGTAAGCCGGCGAAACGTAAATAGTGTACTGAACGTCAATTGGAATGTAATTGGGGTTAATCGTGTTAACCGTAAAGTTTGTCTCGCGACGGGTTGCAAGGTAGGCAGAGAGGCTTTGGGCGATTGAAGGAACAACCGGCAAACCATTTGCATCAACGGGCACAACAGAAACGGTGCGAGGGTAGTTAAACGTGTTGGGGTTGTAGAGTCCACCTGGCGTCCATGTGTAGTTGTACTGGTTGAGCGCCGGAAGCGTTGTCAATGTGTACGAGCCAGAGACAACTGCAACGTTTGAAACAATAACGCTCGAACCCAATGGCACGTTGAGGCCGGCTCCAAAGATAATGTTAACCTGAACGTCAGCCGCAGATGAAAGCGTAAACGTAATTGGAAGCGTCACCGTGGCCGCAGCCGCAGGGCTAACAGTAGCAAGAACGGCAGATGTGGCAACGTTGACAACTTGAATCGTAATGTTGCTGTACGTTGTGCCGGTCACGTAATTGGCGTTAACGGTCGCAAACAACGTGTACGTGCGCGTGGTTGCCGTGGTGTCAGAAACGACGTGCGACAAATTAAAGATTTGCGAACTTACCGTAAGGGCGGAGCCGAGTGCGGAGCCGGTTCCCTGGTACTGAACTCCCGTTCCCGGCAATATGACAGTACCATTTGGGTTGCTCCAGGACGAGCCGTACCCACCGCTGAATTCGTAGTCAAGGAAGGTGGCGTCAGGAATAAAGTTGTAGTCACTGTTTGTTAGCGTTTGACTTTGAGCGGAAGAAAGGTCAACCTGAACCTCATTAAGCGACACGTAAGTAACTTCGTGCGTCTTGCTTGTTTCCGTTGTGGAAAAAGCAATGTACATTTGAATGTTTGTTACGTATGGACGTGGAGCGTTAGGGTTGGTTGCCGAATAAATTGTTGGCACACCGGGGTCAAAAGCAAGCACGTTTGCAGAGTTTGCGTTTGTTGAGGGAATGTTGCAGCAAACAACTTTTGAGTTTGACGTGTAGGTGTAAAGGGAATCGTCAAACTGTGGCAATGAAGAAAACGCGCGCGTCGAACCGTCAATGTAAGTGGCAAGAGCCACAATGTACGGGCGCTCTGTTGCCGTTGTTGCCGGCGCGGAACCAGCAGCCTTGATGACGGCGGCGGCTTGGTACCAATAAGAGTTTGCGTACAGACCCGTAGCGGCAGGTGCCGACGCACCTTGAAGCAAGGTTGCGGTTGCGCTTGTTGAGTGAGCGTACTGCATTGGGGCGGCCAGCGTCAATGTTTGCGCACCACCGGAAGCGGCTGAAACGGCTGTTGCAATTACAATTTCATTGCCGTTTGTGCTGTCGGAAATCAAGAAAAGGTCTGGCGCTGAAGAACTTGCAGTTGTGTGCAAAGCGGTTGTCGTCAACTTTATTGAAGACGCACCTGCCGTTGTTGCGGTGTTTACTGCAAGCCCGCTTGGAAGCGCGGTTGACGTACTTGTAAATTGCAAGTAGTTTGACGGCGAAGTTCCGGGGGTCGATATAGATGGAACAGTTGTTGTTCCGTCACCAACAACACCCCAGCCAGAGGGGGCGGAACCAGAAGTCGATGCTGTTGTAAAGTTTGCGTTAGCGGCAGAGAAAAGATTGGTCAAAGAGTTGAAGCCATCAAATGCCTGCGCACGGTAAATGCCGGATACGTTTTGAGCAAACAACGCGTAGTCGCTGGGCGTAATTGGGCGGGGCGCAAGAAGTTGCAATTCTGCCGTCAAACGGCTCAAGAATGAATCTGTTGTCTCTGGGTCAGTGCCCGCTACAAGGTTTGAGTTTGTTGCAGGGGTTGCCGTAACCACAACGCTAGAGATGTTGGGGTTTTGAGTTTGCAGTTGCAAGAATGCGCCAACGGAGTTAAAACTTGAAAAGTTCTGAATGTTGTAAGCGGTGCCTGGGGTTACTGCTTCAACAAGAACGTTGGTAAGCGCGTTTGTCCCCGCTGCAATTGTAATGCTATTTACAAGTTGAAACTGGTAAGAAGCGCCGGAAAAGAAGAGGCCGACAACGGTTCCGGCGGCAATTTGGTATCCACCGGTAGGGGCGTTGCTAACCAATGTCCATGTTGTGTAAAGTTGGTTTTGAAGGCCCGCATTTGGTGTAATTCCGATAAGTGAACCGAAATATTGAAAGATAGATTTGGGGACGTCAGAAGCCACGTTAGCGGCCTCTGCGGCCATTGAGGCAAACTGTTCCAGAAGAAGAACTTCAAGGTTGCCTTCACGCGGCACCCAGCCGGGAACGTTGGCAGCAATTGAGGCAAGAGATTGCTGAACAAGTACGTCAGCCTCTGTTACGATGGGAATGTCAATGTAACCGCTCATTATTTATTTCCTAAACTGCTGGTGATGGCAACGCCCACAGAGGCAACGTTTTGGTCGTTATATTTTACAGAAACCCTTGCGTTGGCTCGAGGTTCCCATTGATTGATTGCGTCTTGGATTTCAATAGCATTTACGTCGGCAAATGTAGGGTCTTGAATGCCAAAGTCCGGGAGCATTGTTCGTTCGCCAACCAAAGCACCCACAACCATTGCAACAGAGGCAGAGATTTCTTCGTAAGAATCTTGCGGGTTCATGGCGATTTGACCAAAGGGGTCAAGTGTAATGCCATTCTGAAAATGCGGCGGCCCAAAAACCGGATTAACGGGAGGGGGGAAAGAAGAGACGTTTAATGCGTCGCTTTCTGCACCGGTTGAGTCAACATGGATAATACTAAATGCCACCGAAAGCGGGGGGCTTGTAAGAGACGGGAACTGATAAAAGTAAGAAGTCATTGGGGCCGCAAGCGAATACGACGCTTGACCAGTTTGTCTTACGACGTTTGCCCCAAGAGTTGTAACAAGCGACCACGTTGGAACCATTTGGTTGACGTTTTGCAATACATAAACTTCGTACAAAGAACCGGTCGTAGCATCATCTGCCGCGGTCCAATTAAGTTGAACGCCTTTGCCTTCAACCCACGTTTCTGTAAGTTCTGTAATTGCGTCAGCCATTTTAGATTCCTAGTCTGCCCCCCTGGCGTGGCCCCTCCTTAATAGCAATAAGGTTGGCGCAGACGTAAGGGATATTGTGTGTTTTGTGCCACTCTGAAGGGAAGTGTGTAAAGAGTTGGCTTACTTGAAAGTTTACTTTAATTTCTGGGACGTAACGACGGTAATTGTCGTCAACCCAATACCAGAAACTATTTTCATTGTAAAACGCAACATGCGTTGGGTCTTGGTAGGCGCCCCGTCCGTCGGTGCTGGGTGTAAGGCTTACAACCATGCCACCATGAGCAAGAACGCGGTAAAACTCATTCCACAAACGAATCTTGTCGGCAATGTGTTCGCAAAAGTCAACAGCACGAATAACGCCTACTGAGTTGTCTTCGAGTTCGCCCAAAACGTTGAAAATGTCACCGACGTAATAAGCGGGTTCGTGCAAGTCTACGGTTTTGTATCCCGGCGCGGGGTTGTGCGCACCGCCCAAGTCCAAAGCGAGAAGCCCGTTGTCTTCAGACCACTTTAAAAGAAGGGACTGAATGTTTTGAGAGTGCAGACGAACGGTTTCCTCTTGAATGAAAACGTTGGTCTCTGGGTCTACTTGAGTGTTTTCCCCGTGAAGACGCTGGTAATACAAGCATTTTTCAATGTGATGAAACTTGCCTTGAAGGTAGAGCCGAGCCATAAGGTCTTGGTCATCAAGAACCTTGCGTGAATAATCGTATCCGCCTGCGGCGTCGTAAGCGGACTTTCGGAAAGCGCGCACGTGATTTGGAGCATACCAAATAAACGAAACGTTGTGGGGCGTGGGCTTCATGCCGGCACAAACGACGTGCTCTCCATCGGTGTAATAGTTCCAACCGTATGTTTGGTCAAACATGTGAGCGTGCGGTTTGCCGTCAACGTCAAGATGAGCAAAGTCTGAATAAACAAAAACGGTTTCGGGGTCTCCGTTAAAAACCTTTTTAATTTCTTCTAGTGCCGTTGGTGCAAGCGTGTCATCGTGGTCTAATTCGACCAAAATGGTGCCGGAGCAAAGGTCGACGGCGTGGCGCTTAAGCGCGCCTACAGAGCCGTTCATGTGGGGCTCGGCGTATGCTACCCGAACGCGGTCATCGTAATTTGGGCGCTCCCAATGGGCATCACCGTTGAGAAGAACCACCCATTCCCAATCTTGAATGGTTTGAGCCCTAATGCTTTCATAGGCTTCATCAAGATATTTAGGATTGTGGCTCGGCGTAAATATTGAAATCATGTCGTTCCCCTCAGAGCGGCAGTAAATGCCCCATTATAGAGACATAATACACCATACAAGAAGAAAAATCAAGGATTTACTTTATCCAATTGGAAAAACAATCCCAGAAAGCCACGTTGCCGATGCGCTGGGAACAACGGTACCGTCAGTATTTACCGTCACGTACGTGTAGCCAGACGTGCCAAAGTTTTGCGTCATAATTACCGTTGCGGCAGAAGGCCGGTATCCCGAAGGAAGAGTAAATGCCGTAGCGTTTGCGGAGCCGCCGGTTACGTTGCCCCGAAGGTATACAACATTGTTTAGTAGCCGATAAGCAGGAGCCGTTCCAGCAGAGCCAAAGCCATTAGAAAAAGAAGAAACGTTTGCCCAGCCACTATCGCCAACGGTTGATGGCGTCGCTCCCTGAGGGCCTTGGTAGCCCTGCAAGCCCTGAGAACCTTGCGCGCCTTGCGGGCCTTGTGGCCCTTGTGCGCCGCTACCATTTCCAAAGCCAAGAAATCCGTGAATGACCGGAACGTTTTGAGGTGTAAATGTAACGGTGCAAGACGTGCCGACCGGCGGAGCAACAGAACCCGGATACGGGACCGGACCCCATACTTGCGTGCCACTGTATGAGGGAATTGTAAAAGTCAAATTTCCAGCAGTGATTGAACCGTCTGTTACGGACGCGTCTGTCTGCACAACGGTGCCATAATACGTTCCTTCTGTCTGCCGCCCAGATGCAAAGATATTTCCTTGCCACTTCAACTGGTTTTGCATAAGAGTAAACGTGTCTTGACTTCTCATTGTTAACCTGTCGTTGTTGTAGTTGTGGGGGAGCCGTTTGCAGATGCAATAGCGGCCCATGCGGCGGCGCTGTACTCTGAACCAATTGGGAACGGAGCAAGAGGCTGGGAACTGGGGTCGTAAACTTGACCGTATGGCATTGGAACCTGAAGGACGATTGAAGCCTGTGGGTTAAATGCGTCACGTTGCATAGACGAAACCATCCACTGCCCGTCAGCAATTCCACAGCCAGAAACCATAACAATTTCGCCAATGTCAAATTGCCAGTTGTCAAGCATGCAAGTTACCGTGGCTTGACCGAGGGGCTTGCCCACGTCCCAGTCAAAGTCAATCAACTGAATTGTGTCATTGAACTCTGAGATAACCTGCATATTCTTGCCGGTTGTGCCTTTAATTTTGTTGATTGGCGGCTCGCCGTTTTGCCCTGGCAGAATACCAAGCCAGTATTCGTCTGGGCCAAAATAAACGGTATTAGCGTTTTCCCAGATGCGCCAACCAATACTCGAAGCGATGCGGCTCATTGCTGTCCATGAGTCTTCATACGGGTCTGTTGTAGTGCCTCGACCCAATGCAACCGTAATTACCGGAACATTGTTATTGCCCGTAAGAGCGTTCCAAATTGTGGCGTAGTCTGGCGCAACAAGGTTAATGTCTGAATAAAAACTGTTTTTTGGAGCGGGGTTAAGGGCCGTTACAAGACCTGCCATAAACGGGGTTACGCCCGCGCTTGTGGTGCTAGTTATGTTGCCGTTACCGCGTTGTTGCTGAAGACGAAAAACCGCTTCTGATTCAAACACCAGTTGCACCTGGTCGCCGGATTTGACAAATTGCACAAGCGTGTAAACCAATTTGTTTGATTGCTGAATAACTTTTTTGTCCGCGGTTGTAAGCACATAATTGGAAGCGGCAGCAAGCGCGCTTGAGTCAACAAAGGGTTGCGTTCTGCCATTGCCTGTTCCGGCAACAATTAAAGTAAGCCCTTGCTTGATTCCTTGACCACCGCCACCAGCGGCGGAGTCAGTAACTTCAGCAAAAGAAAGAAAACCGCCTGTGGTCTTGTTGCTTCCGGCTCCGGTACTACGCAAAATCTGACGCGTGGGGTCTGTCAACTGAATGGTAATAGTTGACGTTCCCAGCATGTTTTGTTGAAGAATAATGTCGGTAATTGCGTCTTCGTAATAGTAACCAAGTTTTTGATAAACGGTTCCCGTTTTGGGGTCAAGAGTTACAAAGTTTGCAAGGTCGTCTGGTCCAAACCCAATGCCCGTCGGCAGCGTTTGAAGTTTAAGTTTCCCGCTGTTGTCGGGGACCATTGAAGGATTTGCAACAACAGTATCGGTAACGCCAGACGTGGCGCTTTTTGTAGTTTTTCTTGTTGCGGCTTTTTTCTTGTGAGCCATGATTATACGGGGATTTTAATAGTAGTGTGCGCTTTGATTTTGGTTGTGTCTTTAGGGTCTCTAAGGTTGTTTAACCGACCTACTTCTGCAATCCACGTGTTAAGAGTTGTGTACTTTTTACAGTGTTTGTAGCCATTGGGCCCTGTTGCAATTTGTTGCAAAGTTTCATTAGCCTTTACAAGATATGGCCGGCTTGTAGGGGTTGACGTTTTTTTACTCGATTGGGCGGCGTGGCTTTGAACACTGGGAATAGGGCTTTGGTATTCGTAGCAAACAATGGAAACGGTTTGCTGAAGTGGCTCGCCTGTTTGCCCGTCACGGATTGCTTCACGCAACTCAAAAGAATAAAGATACCAAAGAGTAGAAGAACCAGCAGCCGTTGGACCAGAGATTTTAAAAACCGGAGGTTGATATGTGTTTGGGATTGGCTCAACCCAGGAAATCAATTGTTCATACATTTCCGTAACGCTTCTGCCGCTAGGGAGCATGTCGTTTTGGAACATAATAGTCATCTGGGTTTGATACAAAGCACGGTCATACCACTGGGTTGCCGAGGTGTTTTTAGGGCGTTCTACAATTTGCCAACCACCAGCGCCTTGAACTTGACTAAATGTTGAGTCGCCAAGAAGGTTTCCGACAACGGGAAAATAAGCGTCATTGTTTACGCCTTGTGGTGTAAACGTTACTTGTGTTTTTGTATTAACGTTGCCGTCTGCGTATCCCATGTTTTCCTAGTCTATCACTTTCCTGAAGTGCCCTGCTTGATGATTTTGAGCACAGCGCCCTTAAGGCCACCGTGCGGCGCGTTAAGAGCCGAACTAAACGCTTGCGCCATGCCGCTTGGTGTAAGACCAATGCTTGTGGCGGCGTTGGCAAAAGACGTTTGAACCGCGCTGGCCAAAGCACTCATGTTTTGAGGGTTGAGGCCGTTCTTTTGCGCCACGCCAGTAGCGGCGTTTGCTTCCGCGACGGACTGAGCCTTGAGCGTTGCGGCGGCGTCCTTCAAAGCCTTGGCTGCGGCAAGGTTGCCGGCTGCGGCTTGAGCGGCTGCGGCTCGAGTGTCCGAAGCCGAGTCAAGAGCAGACGAAATTGAGGCGTGCGTTAATTGCGCATAAACGCTTGACGCGGTTCCAATGCCAAGGTTTCCTTGCGAGGCTTGCTTTAAAAGCGACTTACTTGCAGTGTCGTTTGCCATTTGATTCTTAATTGCATTTTGAGCGCCAGTTAACGAAACGCTTTGAGGCAATTGTGAAATTTGCGTCTTAACTTGATTTTCGGTTCCCTTAAGAACGCCTTGAACGTCGTTAAGAAGTGCTTGGTTTCCGCCAGACCAATTTGCGCTTGAGTATTTAGCATAAATGCTCTTAATAGCCGCTTGAGTGCTGGTGGGCAAAGTATTAAGAGATGGAACTTGTTTTTGCAAAGAGGCGTAGGTTAGAACAGTGCCTTCGTTACTTCCATAGCCGCCTTCATTCCGAGCCCATGAAAGGCTGCTGGAAACCCACGCTAAATTCGTCGCTTGCGCTGTCCAGTTTTTAAGATTTGCCGCATTGGCCGCAATAACCTTTGCGCTTGCAGCGCTGGTACTTAAACCTTTGAACAGATTCAGTTGACCTTGTACGTTTCTAATGGTTTGCTGGTCTTGATAGAACTTGGCGTAGTCTGATGTTGTTGCTTTATTGCTTCCAATAAGGCCAGAAAGACGAGTCATGTCCGCTTGTGCGTTTAAAATTTCAGCATTTAGAGCGGCTGGGCCTAGCGCCACCGAACCCGTTGGCTTAATAGGTACGATTGGTTTTTGAGTTCCGCTTGAGCCGCCGCCAAACAAACCACCAAAAAAGTGGCCCAAGCCACCGATGGCAGAGCCAAGCCCCTTAGCAATGTATGGCATAAGCATTGGGCCAATGGTTGACATGGCAAGCATGCCAATGGGGCCACCCAAAAGGCCGCCCGCAATGTCGCCCACACCAGCGCCGGCAAATCTAGCAAGAAGACCACCGCCCTCTTTTTCAGCAAGACCAACAATGTCGTTGGCTCCTGTTTTTTCGACAAAAGAACCGACCTCTTTAAGGGCGCCACCTTGAATGCCACGAAGTTTGTCAAGGGTGGAGCCAATAAGTTGTTCTGCTTCCTTACCGCGTCCGGCTCCTTCAATCTTTCCTGCGTCAATAAGTGCTTGGCGAACGGAAGCCTTGGTGACTGCTTCGCCCTTAGTAAGCAAAGACTTTTCAACGTCTGAAAGGGCAGTTTTTTCACCCTTGCCAAACAGTTTTGCGAGAGGGTTTCCGCCACCGCCCACACCAGCAGCCTCGAGCATTTTGTCCGCAGCAAGGTTCATCTTGTCGGCGGGCGTTGAGAAAAGGTTGCTATTGCGGCTTAGCGAAGCAAAGAATCCTCCCAATTTGGTGCGCTGGATGCTTTCGTCCATAACGTCGCCACCGGCAATTTTGCCGTAGAAACGTCCAAGGCTGCCGGAAGCCTTTCCAAACATTCCGATGAATCCTTGTACTAACCTGGCACCTTTAGAAACAACAGCAACGCCAGCCATTGCGCCAATAAACTCTACAAGCGGAATAAGGACTGCTTTGGTTTTGGTCAACCAAGTAATTATGTCGGCAAAAGCGTGGCCGAGACGAAGAGCGATAGGCGTAATCTCTTTACCAAAGCGAACAAGAGCAACCATAACTTGTTCTTCGATGCGACGCATCTGCACTTGCGGCGTGTTCATTGCAATGGCAACGTCTTTATTGTAGTTCGCTGCCGTTGAGTGAGTGTCAATATATTGCTGAATACCGGCAATTTGACCGACGTTGTTAATCAGGGCGTCAATGGTTGCGGAACTGCGTGAACCACCAAATGCCTTGGTAATAATAAGGTTCTGAAGCGTGTTCTGCCACTGGGCGCCCGAAACTGCGGCTCCATTAGCACCTGAAGTTGTGGTGCCTAATTGCGAAGCGGTGTAAGAGGCAAGGTGTCCTGTCGCCCAGGCGTTAATGACGCTTTTAGGAAGCGCGCCAGAAGTCCATTTTTCAAGTTGGTATTCTGCGGCAGCCCTACCCGTCAATACAACGCTGGAACCGTTTGCCAACTTTTCGGTAACGGGCAGTGTGGTGGCGGCAGGATTAAACGTTTGCATCTGCTTGCGCATGTATTCAGCCGCAGCGGTAATACCGTCTTTTTGCTGAAGCAACGCGCCCAACTGACCAACGTTAATGCCAAGCATGGACATAGCGGTTGAGCCCTGCGCACTAGGCGCGGTCATCAGGGTAAGCGCAGTCTTTGCGTACTGACCAGCGGTTGAACCTGGCGTACCCAATGTCGTCAGAAGGTCAACGAACGCAGAACCACTGGAAGCAGAGATATTGTGTGCCGACAGAGAGGCAAGAAGACCTCGACCCATGGCAGAGATAAACTCTGATTGCTTAATGTCACCAGCACCGACCGATGCGTTAACCCACGCGGCTGCGGACGCGGCGCTGGTGCCAACACCTTGCAGGTTGGCATTCATAACAGCACCCATGATTCGGGCAGACTGCTCTGAAGGGGCACCGCCGGAAACGCCACCAAGAACGTTCAGGTTTGCCGTTTGCTGAGCCATTTGCGCCAACTGCGCGTTAGTGGCACCAAGTCCTTTGTTCCAGTTGGCAGTTGCAGACGAAACACGGTAAATAATGTTTGCAACGTCGGTAAGGTGCATACCGGTACGCTGAGCGATGCTCATTGCGGTTTGGCTCAAGAAAGGCATGCTGTTTTGTGCGCGCCCGGCTTGAGTAATTGATTGCGTAAGAGCAGAATTGAACGAAGCGTATTGCTTGACGGCTTCGTATGCAATACCGCCAACGGCAAAGGCACTCCACGTTGCAGCCTTCATCAACTCTGGCGTACCAAGGTTCCCGAGTTTTGTGAGAATGCTTGTTGACTCTGCGCGAGCGGTGCTTGCCGCCTTGCCCGCGGAGGCGGATTCAACATCCGCAGAAGCCATTTCACGTGAGGCAGCAGCGGCTTCGTTCAACGCAACAATAAGGCCGCGAAGTTCTTCAATCTCTTTTGCCTGAACAGCAATGGCTTCTTCTGTTGCCTTTGTGTTTGCGTCCGTAGCAACTACGTTGTCTTCGCTTGCCTTGGCAACGTCGGCCATGACTTTGGCAAGGTCGCTAATTGATTTAGTTAAGTCGCTAGAAGCAGTCGTTGCGCTGTCAAGACCTTTAACAAGGTCGGCACCGACTTTGACGTTATCGTCCATCGACGTTGACAAGTCATCAATAGAGACCTGAAGGTTCTCAATATTTTTGACCGCATCAGACGTGCGGAACTCTAGATTAAAACTTAACTGTTCGTCCATAATTGGCCCTTATAAACAAGAAAACCGCTACCCCCGTAGAGGTAGCGGCTGTCCTGCCGCCCAAGTAAATTTGTAAGCGGAGTTGGTGGTTAGAAAATCTTGGCTAGGTTCTTTGCGAATTCATAGCCAATTAGTTCCGCGAGAACTTTGATTTCTTCGATTTTTTCTGAATTCTTTAATTTCATTGCGCTTTGAAGCACGGCAATGCTAATCATGTAGTCTTCAGTGCCCTGGCTTAGTAGGACGTTTGGGTCCATGCCTAGGTATGCGGCATACCCCGCCGATTCAACGTAGGGGTCTTCGCGCAGGGCTTCTAGAAAGTTTCGTCAGCCTCATTGTTGGCAATGTTGCTCCAACGGAACAAACGGTTTGCCGTTTCAATGAGGTCACCCTCTGCAAAGAAGGTGGCGACAACAACATCTGTGGCGCGCGCGGCTTCAATACCAAGCGCAGCGGCCATGTCCTCGTCAAAGCGCGTCCAAGGGCTGTGAGGCTCGTTGGGACGAAGCGACAACTTATTGTCCTTGTCGCCATCTACAACAGCGTAGATACCGATGCAAGCGTCAAGAAGCATCTCAGCGTTGGCCAAGAATGACCAGTCTGTGTTCTTGTCGGCCTTTGCCTTGTTTTGATACTTCTCAATTGTCTTGCCCAGTTTCGTTGCCGAAACAGGCTTGAAGCGCAGGTAAAGTTCTGGGTTGTCCCAGCGTGGAACCTTAATGTCAATGTACAAGTCATTAACAATTTGCTCACGGCGCTTCTTCAGCGACAGAAGGGGAGTTGCTTCCGCAGGAGCAGAGACAATCTCCCCCTCTGTTGCCGTAGAAATTTCTTGCCCGTCAATAGTAAAATCAACCATGTTTCCTCCAAGGTTTATAATGTTGCTAGTCTATCAGACTAGATGATTGTTTGAGTGCCCCAAAGAGAAGCGCCCATTGAGGTGCTCGGCGTGGTCGAACCATCGGAGCCGACGCCGTTAGCCGTAACAAGGCCAACCGTCTCGACCGAAAGGCCAACTTCAAGCAAACGAACGCTGTTGCTGTTCGAGTCAGTACCACCAGGCATAGCCTTGTTGATGCGACCCGTGTAGACAGTGGCAGCGCCCCAGGCGTTACCGCCGTCGTCAAGGGGCTGAACCGTGACCTGCGCAATTGAGTTACCAATCACGCTAGTAAGGTCCTGCCACAGAGCGTTGTCTGTGCCGGTGTTCCAAGCCTTTGAGATTGAAACGTCCGAGTACGTGGGGAGGGCCAAGAACGAAATCTCGGGACCCATGCCGCCGGGACGATGCTTGTTGATTGTGCTCTGCACGTCGCCGCCGCTGAACTTGTCGAACGTTACGGATGCGTTTGCAGCAAGGTTGCTCGAGAAGGTAACGTTGGAAGGCGCCGTAAGAATGCTGAGCGACACAAGAAACTGCTGCTCGGAACCAAAGTACGTAGGTGTCCCTGCGTTGGTGTAATTTGTTGATGACATTTGTTTTCCTTAAAGGCTAGTTCTGATTATTGGGGAAGCGTAGCGGTTACGGCGTACTTGGCAATGCTGATGTTCACAAACTCACCGAATGGCGACATTTTGAGGCTCACAACAGCGTTGATTTGACCGGCCTGAATGGTGGCAGGGGTGTTGACCGTTGGGCCAACGTTGACCACGTAGGCGCTGCCGGCTGTTGGGCCGTACAGGCTTCCGCGCAGCCAGTATGCCTGGCACTGAGCGCCGAGGGCACCCGACAACTTCGAGAACAACTGTCCCTTGCCGTCGATTTCCTGGAACACGTATCCTTCTGCGATGGCGTCGAACTGCTTGACAACCTGCATGCGGAAGCGCACGTTGCTGAAGTAAATCCAAGCAGGGTTCACGGCAGCGGAGCGGAAGCCATAGATGCAGATTGTGCCAACGTTAGGTACGTTACGAACAACGTTCACACCGGCAGAGTTCAGGGTGCCGCGGTCGGCGGCGCTGTAAACTTGAGTAACACCAGTCACGTACGAGGCGGCACCGTTGACCAAACCAGCGGCAGGCACGTTTGAGTCGTGTCCAGCGTCGGTCTGTGCAATCTTGGCGGCAGCCAAAGCAACAGGGGCGACTGTGCGAGTAAACGCGTAGGGGTTTGTTGCCGAGGGGTTGGTGTTGACGTTACCGGGGGTCAGCAGCCAAGGTCCGAAAAACGCGGCGTACGAAGGGTCGGTAACGCTCGAGTTGCCCTGGAAGGTCGACACGGCGGAAGCAACGGTGGTTGCGGTGGCCGAGTTGGGCGCGTCCAGCAAGGCGACACGGTTAAAGGCAGCGGCGTGGTTAGCAAGGCTAACGTACATTGCAGCGTCGGTGTTACCGGGGTACGAAACCTGACCGGGACCGTAGGCTTCGGTGATTGAAGCAAGAGCGGCTGTAACGTCAACGTCGACAACAGCAACGTCCGTACCACCGGTCATGTAAACAACGAGAGGCGCGGCGGTTGTGGTCGGCAGTGTCGAAGCACCGGCAGACGAGGCGGCGCTAACAAGGCCCTGATAAAGAGGCAGCGAGTTAATCCAGTTGATAATGTCGGTGTCACCAGAAAGACCAGTGATTGAAGCGTTGATGTTTCCGTTGTACGCAATTGTGGCGCTGTAGTTACCGGCTGAAATGTAGTTAACGGTAACGATAACACCGTTGGCGGCGGCGCTTGACGAGTTAGCCCATGTTCCCTTACCGCTAGCGGTAAGAGTCCAGGCACCACCAGTTGTGCCGGAAGTGGCGGCAACACCGGTCGAAGTGGGCTGAACGCGGACTACGTAAGCCTGCATGCCGCCTTCACGGAAATACGTGTCAAGGGCGTCGTACAGCAATGTGCTGTTTACGTTGGCGGTTGTGTAGCGACCAGTAATCTGACCGTTCACAATCTGACCGAACACGGCGTTAAAGTCGTTCATTGACTGAACGGGGACCGGAATGTTGGCAGGACCGGCGGCAACACCAAGTGCAAACCAAGTACCCGTGGGGTTTTGGACTGCAACATTGGCGGCATTAGCGGTCACTGTAACATAAGTGCCTGGGGCTTGAGCCATTAGATTTCTCCTGTGCTAGTTGAAACAGTTTCCTGATTCTTAGAATTTTTTGTTGTTGTGGCGGCCTTTGGTGCTACTTCTTGAACCGGCGCTTCGACTACGGGCGTAGGGACAATAGTGGCTTGACCATTTGAGATAAGGTCCTCAATAACCGGCGTCTGATTGACAGTGTGGATTTCTCCTTGTGCCATCGGTTGCCCCAAGTCGTCAAATACTACATAGTTCGACTGGATTAGAATTGTGATTTGATTCATAGCGATTCTTTCTCGACGGTAATGTTGTACGTTTCCACTTCTGGCAACGGCGCTGGGGCCGCTGTAGAGGGAGCAGGAACACCACCAAAGATGTTCATTACATTGCCGATGGTAACCAAGAAACGAATGTGCGATACGCCGGTTGTTCGACCGGAACTGTGTTCGCCTTCAAGGTATTCTTCGCCCACCCAAATAGTGCTTTCGGCAAGACCGCCGAGGGCACGATTTTGAACAATGCAGGTACGGATACAGGACGCATACGCCTGTGTAAGTGCTTCTGTTTCTTGCCAGTCGGTTGTACCATAAATGTACACCATAACGTCAACGTGAAAGTGAGCACGAACATTGTTTTGGTAAATCTCTGGTTGCCCGGCTGTGCCAGGAACCGTTACTAACACTGCTGCCTTTGCGTTGCGGGGCAGTGTGCGATAATCGGGGCGGTGGCGATATTCAAAAGGAACGGCAAGAACGTTACTTCCAATTGCACGATTGAATTCGGCAATGTAAGTTGGAAACCACGTCTGAAGCGTGTTGTAAAAAGCCTCTTGAACTGAATGACCGCCGTAGACCGGACCGTAAGCATCGCCAAGGTCTGTCATGGACCAATTTGTCCACCACTCTTTGTTTGCCATTAGTAGCCCCTCTTACCAAGTCTTCCGCCGCCAAGGAATGTTGACTGCTGTTCGTATTTGGGAATGCCGCGACCACTGTGAATAATGTGGCTTTCACCAAAAGTGCGAAGGCCCGCCTTGCGACGTTCCATTCGACGTTCGTACTTGCGGAGTTCCGCTTTAACGTCTTCACGACGCCAAGTGTTAGAAGGAATGTTAACCTTTTTGCGGTCAACTTCTTTTCCTGCGCCTTCAAGCACGTAGACTTTAATAATTTTGTTAGCGATTTTAACAAACGCTGGTGTGATGGTAACAATTTCACGCTTAGGGTTTTGGCCTAATCCGTGTTGGTGAAACTCACCATAGTTGCGACCATGAGAATAACCCCTGGGCGCTTCCCGGGTTGGGTCAATAATCATCTTTACCGCTTTAACCCCAACATAATCTAGTTCGGGATTAGATGCGGCTCGAGCAAGATAACCAAAATTCAAAAGGGTTTGGTCGGTGTTTTTGTTTCCGCCCTCAGAATTGCGATTATACCCTTGCTCCTTGCTAATAGGAGTCCATGCTTTATTAATGCCAAATTCAGGAGCAAAACCGCCATCAAGAAAACGTTGCGCTTCCATGAGGCCAAACTCTGCAACAATTGAGTTTAGTGCCGGCTGTGGGTCTTCAAGGCGTTCCTTGATAATGTCAAGCCGGGCTGCAAAATTAGCGAAGTTTTTTTCCGATTTAGACGTTTTGCCGTAAACAATTGTCTTAACTGGCATTAACCACGTACCCAAGGCCCAATTAGACTGTTAATTTGCTTGTCTATGTCGTCAAGGTTCATCTCGCGACGGGTTTGTGGTTCAAATTCAAGCATAATAAATTTAGCGGCTTGGAACAAGCACGCACGTCGCAATGACGGTGGAATGCCGTTTGTATAACCGCCGTCATAAACAACTTCAATTCGTGAGCCCTCGGGGGCAAATGTACCTAGTCGAATCCAAACGTGACCGTCGGTTACGTCTGGGCCGCGGACGCCACCATGATTAAAGTCAATTGGCTGGTAGTCACCATAGGTACGGTAAATGGTCATGGACTGAATGTTGTAAGTCCATAGTTCAGGGTATGCCGGCGCGTGCTGGTCAAGCCAAAAGTGGCGGACGAGCGTTGAGGCGCCAAGTGCAATAGCCTGTGACATGCCCAATGAACCAAAAATGTCCATCGGCATGTCGGCGTTGTTGCCGTACTCACCTGGGTCAATCCCAAAGAGACGGTCTTGGTAAATGTGCCCCTTGAAAGGAGCAAGACGACGACCTGTAAGGTCTTCAAGGTGGGCAGTTGCCTCAACAAGAATGTCCGCAATAGTTGTCGCATCCAAGTCAACAACCAATTCAGGATAGCGCTTTGAGAACTCGGCAACCGTGGCAAGAGCAACGGGGTCCGAATATTGTGACCCGTTATTTGCCATGGTATACCTATTCCTTTGTTGCGCGTCGCTTAGTTGGTGATGTTGCTTCTAAGGCATCTGAGAGGTCGTCTCCGACCTTCTCTTCAGCGGCAGGTGCCTCGGGGGCTGCCTTTTTGGTAACGACCTTTTCGACCGCTTCCTTTACTTCTTCTTCGGCCTTCTTCAATTCTTTTTCAACAACGAAGAATAGTTTTCCGGGAATGGCAAGAAGTTCTTGGGCCAACTGAGGGTGAATCTCAATGGCGCCTTCCGCTCCTGCTTTTTCCCAAACCAGTCCGGCAGCGCCGCCTGGCTCGTTCTTTGCAAGCAAAGTCATTTTAAACCTTTCGGGAAATCCAGCGCGGCGGGCGGGGGAGGAACGAGGGGCCCCGCCCGCCACACTAGAATTGTGTGCTACTTAAACCGTAACCACACGTTGACTAAATTAGTCAACAATGAAGTTAGGCGTGTACGACGTGTTGGTAGGCAGGATGCCGTTACCAGCGGTGCTGTCGAGAGCAGCCTTGACATTAGCCAAGCGACCGATGTACTTCGGAGCGCGAACGGCGAGCGTGGTGTCCGCAACGAATGCGAACGGCAGGCTGTCGGGCGAAGCAGTGGTCGGGAACACGTTCACTGGCTGCATCTCACGGACGTGAGGACGAACGATGTAGTTCGGGTCACGTGACATGAGGTAGATGCTCTGCTCACCGTTGGCGGTCAGAGGGTTCAGGCCAGTGTTGGCGTAGAAGTAGCCCGATGAGGCGGACGTAGCGTGCGTGCCGTCAGTTGCAACAAGGCCAGCGCCGTTGTCCACAATCTGAGTGACAGGCCAGATGTTGCCCGACGAGTCGAGGTAGTTGGCGTCAACCATACCGACGAGGGTGTAGGCCGTGTTGGCAGGCGACGAACCGGTAGCGCGGTACACCTTGTAGTGGGTAGGCTGAGCGCCTTCAGGACCAACTGGGGTCGAGAAGGTCAGCGTAACGTTACCGGCACCAGCAAGAGTTGCGGTAGCGGCGGTCGAGCCCTGGATTTCACCGAAGCGAGCGATAACTGCCGACACAACGTAGTTGTATGTAGCAGCGGCAAGCGTACCAGTAGCAGTCGAGCCAGTTGCAACAACTGTGACCATCTTGTTGGTACGAGGCGAAAGGAAGGACGACTTCACGATTGGAACGCCACGGTATGTGGGAACAATCAAACCGGAAGAAATCTCAACCTGGTCGACAAAGCGCTGCTGGTTGATGAGCAACTGCGACAGACGGCTGTTAGCAGCGGGGGACATGACGAACATCCACTCCGAGTTCTCGACGGGCTCAGCGACGTTCGATTCAACGAGGTCGATGAGGAGGTCAAGACCACCAAGTGAAAGTTGAGCGCCACCAGCGTTGATAGCGTTCTGGTCTACGCCGTCAGTCCACGGGCTGTAGTTGGGAGCACCCCAACCGGCTGTGCCCGAAGCGCCGCCGTAGTTGTCAATTGTTCCGCCACCGATGCCCTGTGTAGGACCGCCGGTTGGGGACGAAGTAAATGATGCACAGATGACGTCAAGACCGTCAAACTGAGGGTATGGGCCCTTTGTTGTGGGCAGTTCAGCACCCCAGATAAGCGCCGTTTCCATGTCCCAGTACAAACCACGGGCAGCGCCCTCGATTTCACGGGCACGGAGGTCACCAATCAGGTCTGCGGTAACAGCCTGTGAGTAACCCGTGACAGCACCAACGCTTTGGAGCAGACGAATCTGAAAGTTCTCCTGGGCGTAGTTAGAGGTTGAAACAGCGCGAGCACCACCGTCGGTGACAAAGCCACCAGAAGGCAACTGTGTGCGCTTGTTGAAGTAGTAAACTGTTGAGCCCCACTTGACCGTAGGCAGTGCGCGGACCAGTGGCGCGTAGCGGCGCTGGTACTCGAGCAATACAGGGTCAATTTGCTTCTGTACGAGTGCAGCAGCACCCGCGGCAGTAAGGGCCTCTTCCAAATCGTTAGCCATGGCTAATTCTCCTTAAATATTTTGGATAGGTTGGTTGGGTAATACTTTGCTTAGTAGCCGCGGTCGGCTTGGGCAAACTTGTGTGCAAAGAATGGAGTCGAGCCCCATGCCTCTGCCTGAACCTTACGGAAGGCTGAAGAGTTCATCTCAGCCAACTTGCGAGGGTCCAGTTCCTCCGACTCTGACAAGTCAGAGGCGTCGTTTCCTACTGAACCGCTGGTTGCGAAGCCCTTACGGAAGGTCTGGCCCCCGTTGCGGTACGTCTCAACAGCGCTTTGCTTAGCAGCGGCAACAGCCTCAGTAGCGGCCTTAGAGGCGGCTTCTGCAATCATTGCGGCAACTTGTTCAGCGGTAAATGTGTTTTCGCTCACGGTGTTCTCCTGTGATTCGATAGATTCTTCAGCAGCAACCTCGGCGGCAGGCTCCTCGGCAGCGGGCTCTTCAGCAGGTGCTTCAGCGGCCTCTTCCTCGGGAGCAACCTCGGCGGTTACTTCTTCTTCGGGTGTTGATTCGACAGGCTTAAGCGCAGCAGCAATGATGCTGGCAAAGGCCATAAGGTCTGCGTCGGTCAGGGTGCGGGTAGCGGTTGATTCAAGCGCAATTTCCTCAGCCGGAGCCTCAGCAGTAGTCTGGTCGTCAGTCATAGTGACTTCCTCCTCTGTTTGGGTTAGGGCATCGTCGCTTGACTCTGCCTGTGGTACGGGGTCCCCGCAAGTGGGGCAATACATGGCGTCCTGCGGAGTTGATGCTCCACAAGTGCCGCAGCCAAGCGCATCTGTTGCCGGTGAGGCAGGCAGAAGTGCTCCGCACATGTGACAGTGGACGGCGCCTTCGTAGCATTCACAGCCACACTCAGCGCACTCCATGTTGTTGTCGTCTATTTTATACATTTCGTCTTCCGGTCCCATGCCCCCAGCGTCGCCGGTTGCATCTACCTGTGACCAATCAGGCTTAGATAGGTAAATGTCTCCGTCGTCATCTGGGTCAATTGCGTGCATTGCTGCAATGGCTCCAAAAGCGATTCGGTTAGCAACCGTCTTCAACTGGTGAGGGTCTGTTGCGTAACCGGTAATGCTGATGCTGTCGTCGTCGTTGACAAGAGCAATTGAGGCGTAAGCCTCGAGAACTTGTTGAATGTCAAAAGCAAGCGCTTCTTGCTCGCTGACAATGTTGATGCCAAACTTCTTGGCGGCTGACTTGATGCGCGTCTTAATGCGAGCAAGTTGAGCGGCGGTGTAGAGATTGGCGTTGTCACCTTGATTGATGTAAGACCAAGCGGCGCGAACGTGCGCGGCGGTGTTAATTGGGTAACGCTTCTTCTTGTCCTTCTGGTAACCAGGGTCGGCGTAGTCAACATCGCCGTAAGGCTTTGAAGCGTCCTTCTCGTCTGCCAGTTGCTCAAGAGCAGAGAAACGCTCAACAACTTCTACGTCTTCAATGGATTCGTAGATTGCGTGTCGGTCGTAGGATTCCGAAAGTTCAGCGTACTGAATCTCCGCGCCTTCAACGCCGGGGCTGTTTGTAAAGTCAATGCCGTGGACAGCAAGGTCGTCGGCTGTGGTGGCTTCTTCGCCGTCTGTGTGAAGCGTAGAACGGGGCTCGCCCATCCACTCACCTCGGATTGAAACACCCTTGATGAACTGACCGGCAGCCAAGTTAGCAACGTCACGACCATGAGCCGTGTTGGCAATCTCTGCTTCAAAAGCGGCTGAACCGTCAGGCAAAAGATTAACCTTTGTAATACGACCAACGGTTGAGGTTGCGTCGTCTTTAAAGGCGGCAGCGTGGCTTGTAGCCATGTTCAGAGGCATTCCCTCGCCCTTGAGCAAGTGCTGATTCATGCGCTCAACAGCCTTAGCAATGTTGTTCTTCGTGTAAAGACGACGGTTCTTAGACACGCCAGGCTTTAGAAAAATGCCACGAATTACTGCGGCTTTTGTTGAGGCCATTTCCGAAATCTCCTGAGATTCTTTGGCGTTAAGTTTCTTCATAATTCCATTGACCCAAGAACGACCAGCATCTCCGCCCCAGCCAAGCCACGCAATGTAACCGGCAGATGGGTTGGACTGATTAGCCCAGTCTTTGCCCTTTTTGTCAACTTCGTGACGAGCAAAGTAAGAGTGCATGCGTTTAATGGTATCGGCGGAAATATTCTTGCCATTGGACAAGTCTCGAGCGCGCGCAACGCCAACAGCGGTCATACCACGACCGTGTTCCTTGCGGAGTTCCAGCGAGCGCGCTGCGTTCTTTCTAACTTGTTCCGGTGGCGAAAAACCGTCTGCCATAATTTACCTTAAATTTTATTTACAGCGGTACAAACTTGTTCCCGTGTCCACGCCATTTGTGAATGTGGTGAAATCTTTTTGAACGCTTTGTAAGATTGCTTTTAAACGAAGGTTTCCTTGCGGTCCCCCAAGCAGTTCTTTGCATGTAGCGCCCAGGGGCAATATCGCCCTTAAATTTTCTAAACTTACCGTTGATGCTTGGTTTTTTGATTTTGGCTTTTTGGTGAAAAGCCATCCAACGAACACCAACTGCGTGTTGCTTAATGCTAGCCAAGTAATACTCGCCATAAACGTGATTACGGGCAAGATTGCCTCGGAAAGTAGCACTCTCGTGATTGCGTGCCATTGATTTGGCCGCACTGGTTTTGTGGTAATAACCTTTGGCCGCACGGGCTTTAATTAGGTTGTTACGCTCTGCCGTTAACTGCGCGTACGTTTGGCTCCCAGCCGGATAACGATAGTGCGTTGCGAACGCACCTGCCTGTCCCATGTAGCCAGCGTGATAAACCTTTGGCGATGGGTACTGGCCCATATTATCCTACTTCTTTTGGAACCAATGCTGCTGCTCGAGCGGCTGTAAGGCCGAGGAAAGGAACAACAGGCTCGCCTTCGTTGTAAAAAGGTTTGCCATCTAACTCAATGGGAGTCTGATTATTCGTCGTCACTGTCGTCTTCCCTTAGGAATTTGGCAAAGGCCGTTTCTGAACCCTTGGGAGTTTTTGGTGCGCCCATCGGGGTTGCCGCCTGCTTAGTCTTTTTTGACGAGGGGCTTACCGCAGACTTTGGCGTTTTTGCTCCGGCGCCGTCGGGGGCACCGGGATTTGTGTTTGGCAACTGAGGCATGTTCATGGTGCCGCCCTGCGACCGAACCACTGCAAGGTTTGCAGCAGACAGGTCGCTAAGGTCAGCCCAAAGAACCATGTTCTGACGGTCAATAAGAACCGCGTCATCGCCACCCTTAACAGGAGGTTCGCCAATGTCTGAGCGAGCCTTGTTAAGAGTCCAAGTACCGTTACGGATACGCTGGTCACGAATAAGTTCAATAACTTCGTCGTCTCGCCAGTCGACTACACCGAACTTGATAACCCAGTCGGTAATGCCGTAAGCCTGATAAAGAAGCGCAAACGAAAACTTTTCAAGAACTAGTTCCTGAATTGGACCAACAGTGTTGACGCGGAACGTCTTGTCCTGCTGGGTTCCCGTTCCACCACCAAGGTTACCGGCTTCAATAACGCCGACTTTTGAAGGCGGAACACCGTAGCCAGAAAGAATCTCGTCACGGCGTTGCTGAAGGGTGTTGAGCCAGTTGTTAATTTGGTTTGAGCCCATTTCGGTGACGACCGCGCCACCCTTGGTTTCAAACAAGTTACCAATGTTTCTAGCACCCAAGTTACGAATTGCGTATTGTTGCTGTAGTTTGCGCATCTCTGCTTCAGGCAGGGCAATGGGCCAGTCAACGTGCGCACGCAGAGGGTCACCGCGCTTCATTGTCTCTTTGACAAGTGCAGCAGTAAACAACCACGAAGTAATTGGAAGAATGTTCTTTTGCGTTGGCGATACACCGTACAAGGTTGAGCCGGGGGAGTCAAACTTAACGTGAATAACTTCGTTGGGCTTAAACTTTGCTTCACGGTTTGTGGCGGTTTTTTGGTAGTAGCCATTGACAACGCCATGCTCGTTAGCAAGAACAGTCATTGTTGTTGGGTCAAGCGGGTACAGCGCAACTGGCTCGCCCATAACCCAAACAACTTCGGTGAACGAGTCACCAAAAATCATAAGGTCAGTAATAATCTGACGCATCAACTGTCGAATGTCGTCTTGTGGGTTGACATACTTGAGAAGTTGCTGGACCTTTTTAACGTCTTCTGGCGCGTCTGGCGTCTTGGTCGGGCCGGTCATGCCGCCTTCGTAAGCAACCTCGAGGCCACCAGCGGTAGCGGTGCGCGCAATGGTGTCTACGGAAGCAGACGACCATGGGCAGGCCAAGTACGCTTGAAGCAATTGCTGCATAAACGTGGCGCGGTCAAGGGTTCCAGCGGTTACGTTTTCGCCGGGGTTAACCTCGGTTGAGCCGCCAATAGGAACACCAGTGGCGTAGCCTGCTCGCTTTGGAGAACTCTTAGGGCGTGCCTCTAGAATCTCTTCAAAGGCGCTCGCGGCCTCCTCAAGTCCCCTCTTAAATGATGTAATAGCCATGTGGTTATCTTTCTTTAAAAGGGACTAAGCCCAAAATCTCCAACAAATAGACCACCAAAGTTTGGTTGCCTTAGTGGAGGGGCTTCGTCTTCTTTTACAATAACCATTGTATCAGGAACACTCGTTGTGAATGACGAAGAAAAGTCGCTATAAATTACGGGTCGAGCATAAACGCCGGCATACATGCAAACATAACGCAACGCGTCAGGAATGTGGTCGTCAACGTTTCGTGTTTCTGAGTCGTCCGGCTTGGCTGCGCTTCGTGGCAACGCTGGGATTTGCTCAATAAACATCGGGCATTTGTCTTCAAAAACATGAAGCATTGGGCAACGCTCTTTGCCTTCTGCCCGGTGATATTCACAGGCTGGCGCGTCGTTGAGGTACTGGTGAACTCTTGCCCAGCCGTTGATACGGTCATTGTTGGCGGGCATAATGCCACAGCCGTTAATGCCATAGTCGTCGGCAATAGAAAGAGGAGTACCGCGGCTTCCCCACATTGAAGGGTCGGCCACTCTGATAACTTCTGTTTCACCCGCGCCTTGTTCGGTAGCAAGAATAAGTTTGGCCTGCTCGTCGGAGTTGTAACCAGAGACGCAAATCTCTCGGTACACCCACATGCGACCATCGTTATCTATTGCAACCCATACAACGGCGAACGGGTCCTTGAAGCCATAGTCAATACCAGCGTAACGAGGCCACTCTTTTGGAATTTCAAAAGATGGCACAACGTGCTTGGAGTATTGCCATTGCTCAAAAAACTGACCGACCATTGCGTCCCAGTCACCATCTCGCATCGCTGCGCGGCGCCGTGGGTCAGGAATGGAGTCAAGAACTGCGTGGTAGCCCTCGTTGACGTGAGGGTTGTCCGTAACTTTTGCTTGAATAAAAGCAACGCTACGGGTGTTTTTGCCGTCGCCCACTTTTTCTTCGTACCGGAATTTCCCGCGCTTAGTGGGATTAATGAATCGGTCTTTAAGGTACTTGTGGCCGATACCACCAGGGTTGGTAGCAAGGCGCAAACCAATAACCGGAACAAGTCGGCTACCGGAACGAAGACGCTCTTCGATGTGCTGAATAACAGCGGGCATCATTTGCGAGGCTTCGTCAATGTAAAAGGCTTGGTACTCACCACCGAGGATTCGGGATGCGTCAACCAAGTTTTCAGCGTATGTAAAGTTAATGATAGAACCGTTAGCGAACTTCAAAACCTTGTTGGTTGAGTTCCACTTGGCACCTAGGTCACGACCGTAGTTCCACTTGGCTAACTGCGCCAAGAACGATTCTTCTAACTCTGGGTATGAACGACGGAAACAACCAATCTTCATACCAGGAAAATTTGCGGCATTGTAGAGCGCGTCCATCAAGAACGCCGCTGTCTTACCACCACCGGCAGCACCACCATAAAGAATGGCGTCTACTCGCTCGGCGGAAGCCGCGTGAAACACTTGCTGGCGTTCTGTTGGGACGTATCCCAGAATGCCAAATACATCTATTTCAGGCGGCTTGACCGAATCTGAAATAAACTTTCCAAAAGTGTTACCAGACATTACTTAAACCAAATGACAAAAGACCATGCTGTTGCAAGAACGATTGACCAAAGGGCAATAAAAGCAAACGACGAACGCAAAAACGCAGAAGACTTTAGAAGTTCAATTTGAGCCGCTGTTTGTGCAATGCTCAAGTTGTTGTTCATGCGAAGAAACGCTGTGATTTCCTCGTATTGCTTGTCGCCCAAATACTTACGGGCCTCAATCTCGTTTTCGCCAACAAGGTTGCCCAGGCTCTCAATGAGTTCTTCTGAACGTTGGTTAATGTCGTCGTTGTGCATAATCGTTAGAACCTTAAATTGTCTACGTCATTGTCTGACATTAGACGCCGAATGAACTCATCATGTGCTTCCCACTGAAGGTCAATCGGTAGTTTCTGAATAATAGAAACTTGCCATGGTTCAAAACCAAGGTAATAAAGTTCCTCCGTGCTCGGGGCAGAATGAGGCCGATTCTTGTTCATAGACTAACACAGATTTCTGAAATGTCAAGTATTTAAAACTTGACGACGGGCGGGCGGTACATCAGTTACCAAAACTTGCCCGTCAGAGTTTGTCAGTTGGTGCATGTATGCACGCCAACGAAAACGGTCGGGAGCCCCCGCATCTACCCAATCAAGGTAGCAATCAGAACACATTGCGGTTTTAACCGCAGGAAGAACTTCGCAAATCTCGCAAGGTTCGCTTGTTTGACGGCGCTTTTTCTTTTCAACGCCTTCTTTAAGAAAGTTGATGCTTTCTACAATTTGACGAAGGTTTTCTTCTGATTGAATAATTTTCTTTTCAATCTTGCGAACTTCTTCTCGAACCGGGTCATAGGGCTTCTTGCCCTTCATGCTGATTTCGGCGGCGCGTTCGGTGGGGGTCAATTCAGAACTTGCACCGCGACTTGACGCGGCAATGCTTGTGCCTGTATTGGAAACTGCATAGGTGTCGACGCCGATTTCATCACGGCGGACAAGGGTTTCAAGTTCCACAACGGAGATTTTGTTGGTGAACCGACTAATGGCCTCGAGGGAGTCTGTCATTCTCTTCAAACGCTGTTGAGAACGACGGTTCAACTTCTTAGCCATGGGTTCCTCCATAAAGAACTGGGAGCACCCAAAGGTGTCCATTATACGACAAATGTACAACAAAAAATTTACAATGTCAAGGATTTAGGTCGACGTTGTTTTCTATGCAGTATTTGTATGCGCGGAACAAAATCAACCACGCATCAAACTCTTGAGTGGCATACGCTTTACGGGCATTTTTCCCCTTACGCTTGTGGACAACCACAAACGGCATGCCGGCTTTTTTAGAAGCAATCTCGGCCTGTTTCATCCAGGCGGCGAGAGCCAAGGCTTGTTGGTTTTTTGCTTCAATGACCATTGGGACCCCATCAATGTCACCGAACTCCCAGTTGATTGGGCCGGGACGCTTGGCGTCGGGGAATCCTTCTTCGTTCAAAATCTCTACAAGAGCGCTCTCAAATGAGGTGCCTTTTGCGCGGGATTTGCTCATAGCAAGTCTCCTATCGTGTCGACGGTTGGGTCTTCCCATGAGTATCTGCAAACAAGGCAGGTGCGGTGAAGAAACTCTCCAAAAATTTCAATGACGTACTTGGTCATAATCGTCCCCTTGAAGTTTTCGGTCGTTTCCGTTTTGTCCGCAGAAACAACCGTCATGCGAGAAATGGAGATTGAACTGTCTTCGCATACAATGCCGCACTTAGGGCATTCGGCAATAATTGCACCGCGGAGACTTGGATTCGCAAAATGACTGCCCTGGATTTTGGGGGGCGTGTTCAACGAAGGTCCTCAATGATGTTCTTGAATCCATGCCACAAAATGTACACAGGCCAAAAAAGGCAATCGCTAATCATTCTGGTCAAGAGGTTAAGAATTGGGAAGTTAAAGCCTTCTTTCTTCCAAGTCTTAATCATGCGATTTGATATGTAAAACACTCGGGCAAAGAAAAGAATTGCAATGAAAAAATAAACGCCGAGCGCCCAACTAATCCAATTCAACATACTTGTCCTCTGTGTTCCCGTATAAAGATTCCCACGCATCGTGGTTTACGATGTATGCACATAGTACCACACCTTCGTCAATGTAGGACACGTTGTTTTCAATTACCGGTTTTTTGCTTTTGAGACTGAGGGCAATTGACGGGGCCGGCCCAAAATTTAAAACGCTATCGGTCATCTCAATGAGAGCATAGATGCGCTTGCCTCTTTTGCGCAAATGCGCGGAACCTATGTGTTTTCGTTCTTCGGTGTTTACGTAGAGTGGTACAATATCTGGTACCACTACGTCTCGATATGTCAATTTTTCGTTGTCAATGTGAGCAAGAACAAGATACCTGTTTTTGCTGTTTTCGCTCATGGGCAAAACCCTATCATTTACAGGGTTTTATGTCAACCATTTGGCAATTTCCTTGAAACTTTGGGGTCCTCACCAGTGAGGAGGGGTATATATACTAATATTAGTATTAAATAAATGCCCAAAACTTGACATGGTTGAAAAGGTTGACAGGGTTTTCATTTTTGTGCTACAATGGAAAGCACCACATACGTGGGGTTTAAGAGGAAGGAAAACCATGTCGGCATCCGCTAACATTTTCACCGCAGTTGGCACTTCGTGGGTTGCTTCTGCCGTTGGCTTCATTGCTTATGCAATCAAGACTGCCAAGGCTGAAGACACCAAGTTCACTGCGTACATCACACACATTGAGGCTGAGTTCGACAACGTTCTCACCGAATTGCAAACACTGGAAACAAAGTTGACTGCTTTGATTCCCGCACCAACGCCTGCTCCTGTCAAGGCAGTTGCAAAGGCCAAGGCGCCCGTCAAGAAGACTGCTCCCGCTAAGCACCTTCGCTAAGGGTTTTCCGGGGTAGTTCAGTGGCAGAACAACCGACTGTTAATCGGTATGTCGCAGGTTCGACCCCTGCCCCCGGAGACTTTTGGTCAGTAGCATAAAGGATAGTGCCACGGGCTTCTATCCCGTTTTGTGTGGGTTCGACTCCCACCTGACCAACGCCCGCCCTTGTAACTCAGATGGCCAGAGTACCACCCTTGTAACGTGGGAGTCGGCGGTTCGAATCCGTCCGGGGGCACCATGGAAATTATAGGACTGTCCGGTTACGCTCGTAGCGGTAAAACAACAATTGCTCAACTCATGGTTAAAAACCACGGATTTGAGTGCATTGCTTTTGCCGATGCTATGCGTAACATGCTGTACGCTACCAACCCAATCATTGTTCTTTTTTACGAAGAGAAGTTTAGGGAAGTCACGCGCTTGCAACAACTTGTAGACACGCTTGGCTGGGACCAGGCAAAGGTCGAGTACGCAGAGATTCGTGAACTTCTTCAACGCTTTGGCACCGAGGGCGGGCGCAAATTTTTGGGGGAAGAAATCTGGGTCGAGACACTTTTCAAGAACGCAAAAACTGACCGCATTGTAATCCCCGACGTTAGGTTCCCTAATGAGGCAAAGGCTATTCGCGACCGGAGCGGTAGCATTATCCAAGTTACGCGCACCGGCTTGGGTCCCGTCAACGGGCACCAAAGCGAGACGTTGCTAGAAAACGACTGGGACTACTCAATTACCAACGACGGCACGCCAGAAGATGCCCTGCGGACCATCGGTGAAATTATCGGCGGCTGGGGATGATTGACCGGGAAGAATTTCTCGAGCAGGTAAACCGGCTAGAAGAGAACGCCATCATCTCCTTGCAATACATGGAGGCGCCGATTCACCAAGCCCTTCTTATCTATCACATCTTTGAGGAAATCCGAAGATTTGCAGAATGAGGTTTGACAAGTAGTACCGCGTGTGCTATACTATTCAAAGCGGGGTAGCGCAGCAGTAGAGCAGCGGGTTCATGTCCCGAAGGTCGTGGGTGCAAATCCCACTCCCGCCACTAATATCGATGGGTAGCGAAGTGGCCAAAC